TAACTCAGGTTCGTTAGGTTGATACCACGCTTTAATTTGTAAACAGTCCCAAGGCTCAAGTCCTTGGGAAACCCAACTGTTCAGTTCCTCTAGGCGCTGAGCAGTTTTTATTATGTGCTGCTCATGTGCTTCTGATACTGGCAAGGTCAGATGGGTGTTTTTATAGAGCAAGGCATGCTTCCACATTAATGTGCCGTCTTTAGTGATGAGACGACAAGGATGCACCTTGCTTTCAGAAGGAAGCATATAAAAATAATCTTGAGCAATATGCTTACTCATTAGATATTACCTTTGTTTTCTTCGTAATACTCAAGATCTTTTTGCCAGCCATCTCCTGCGTATTCACTGTAAATTACACGACCGATGTCTCTAAAACTGTTGTAGAACAGAGAGACTTTATCGATGTCAGTCAGTGCTTGCTGAATAGGAGGACCATAGACAATGAGATTCCACGTCGATGGGCAGACTGATTCAAATCCATCTGAGGTGGCACGCAGTTGCTTTACTCGTTTGAATGGGATACAGATTGGATAATCCCAAACCACAGGTGCTGCTCGT